CCATAATCCGAAGACATTATAAGATCATCACCGTTGATTACAACTGTATTTTCCTTTTCAAATAGATCCAAATTGTGATTATAATTCTCCAAAACCATATAATATCTCCACATAATGTTAATTATTATAGTTAAGTAATCACCGGATCCTAGTCCCCTAGGAACTAAATACACATCTCCATTAATATTCATATATTTATATATTGAGTTGAATCTCACTGTTTCAAACATATTGTTTTCGTCAGAATCTAAGTCATATTTTGACTTTATTTCGTCATAAACCATGTGAATGAATTCAGCAGATACAGATGAATCTTGTGCAGAAGTATCTGTTGCATATGAATATTTATGTTTAGACATTTGATGATAGTATTCCGCTAAAGCACCAAGCTGCATTGGATCACCAACTGCAGATGGAGTTCCATCAATAGTAAATCGATGGTCACAAAATTGTCTAAAGAAATCTCCTAACACAATTGTCGCAAGAAAAGTATGTTCAGGAGGATATGAAGTAAATAACCTTGGAGTTTTGGTCGAAACTCGCACCTCATCCTTTTGGGAGGCTGTTATTAAGATGTGTTTAGTCTCTATTTGAGATTGCTTAACAAAGTCATAGAGGTAGTCCTTCATTAAAGGATCTGCCCTAGAAAAGACGCCACAATTAGTAGCTCCAAATCCAATGGATTTTGTCTTGTCCATAGAATCATATGCTGATTCAATATCCACAAAAAAACATTCATCAATTTTATCAGTAAAAGTACGAATTGCTTTAAGGGCTATTTCTATGTTAAGCGGCTGATCAATAAGATCATATTTACCCAATCTGTCATACAGTTCATCCTCATTTCCAAGTTCAGCTATTTTATATGATTCACCTGTTTGTGAATTAAATGAAATATCACTATCAACTAAATTATAGTTGAAATCTGGAATATACTGTGACTTAGAAGAAAGCTTCTTTCTAACTAAATTTCCAATATACTTCAGGTGCTGGAATCTCCTTTTAGGAGCTCCAGGCTTAACTTGGAGATGTGGGTAAAGAGGATGAACGTCTAAAAATCCGATCCTTGTTGTTGTTTTTGATCACGAAGAAAAGACATTATTGGTGTAGTGATTGGCAATCCAATACAAACACGTGATGCTTTTTTGGTTTTATCAATTCCAATATGGATTCCGAGAACATTTCCGTTCTCATCAATAATAACCTGTCCGCAATCCCCAGGAATAGAATCTCCCTGATATTTCAAATATCCATCGTCAGTGACAGTAACATTAGACACTTGCATGAAGTTATTTGAAAACCACATCCCAGCAGAATCACCTTTAGCAACAGTTAGCTTCATACCAACATGCTTCAAAGTGACAGATAATGTTCCACAAATAATGTGGTCTGCTTTAGGTCCAGGTAACTCAACCTTACTAATAAGTTGAGATATTTTATCCTGAGATCCTGGGATGCGTTGAACAACTTTTACAGGATTTGATTTAAGATAATGACCAGGAAATAATACAGTACGAGTTCCAATAAGGACTCCATTACCGATTATTTGACCTCCAGAATCAAGCATTTTAACAATATTTTGAGTGCAAGTAACTGCGATTTTAGAATGATATTCAACTTTACGTTTCATACCATGCTTTGAAAGACGTTTCGAATTAAAATCAAAACTATCATCGTCTTCCATTTCACTCCACA